ATGACGCCCAATCTTGACGCACTGCAAGACTACCTCAAAGAGGTCGCCGGCCGGCCCTTCAAATGGGGCGAGCATGACTGCCTCACGTTCACGAATGAGGCATGGCGTCGGATGCACGGCGCGGGATATGCCGACGATTGGCTAGGCCGCTACATGGGGCGCACAGGGCGGCCTCTGAGCCGCAGGACGCTGATCCAGACCTTCGGCCACCTGACGCTGGAGGATGCGCTGGACGCTCGTTTGACGCGCTGTGAGAGCCTGCCGCCGCGTGGCGCTCTGGTCATCGCGCGGGCGAACAGAAACCGCTCGTTCGACTATGCGATGGGCATCTGCAACGGGACAGTTGCGGCGTTCCTTCTTGCGTCGGGCGTGGTATATCTAAGCGTCGATCATGCTAAAGCGGGGTGGGTCTGATGCCGCAGGTTTTCGTCGCTGCCTTCGCGGCCATCGGGGTGACCGGCACCGCCGCTGTCATTGCCGGGTATATCGCCTACACCGTCGTCACGATGGCTGTTCTGCGGGCGCTTGCGCCTAAGGCCGACATGAGCCAGATGCGCGGCCTCATGGCGAATACGCGCGGGGCGACAGATCCGCAGCATCTTGTCTACGGGACTGTTCGCAAGGGCGGCACGATCACCTATCTCGAGGCGACCGGGACAACCAACGAATACCTGCATATGATCCTCGTGCTGGCTGGTCACGAGGTCAACGCCATCGGCGACATCTACATTAACGATGAGGTGGCGACCCTCGACGGCAGCGGCTTCGTCACGTCGCAGAACTGGAACTCGAAGATCCGCATCAAGAAGCATCTGGGAACCAGCACGCAGACGACGGACGCTGACTTGCTGGCCGAGAGCGCGCAGATCGACAGCAATTTTCGCGGGCGCGGCATCGCCTACCTCTACATTCGCTTGCAATACGATCAGGACGTGTTCCCGAATGGCATCCCGCTGTTCTCGGCCGTCGTGCAGGGCAAGAAAGTCTTTGATCCTCGCACCAGCACGACGGCATATTCGGCCAATGCCGCGCTCTGCATCCGCGACTATCTGACTGACAGCCGGGGTCTCGGCGATAGCAACATCGACAACACCAGCTTCTCGGCGGCGGCCAACGTCTGCGACGAGAACGTGCCGCTCGACGGCGGCGGCGAGGAGGACCGTTACACGATCAACGGCGTGCTTAACGCTGACATGAGCATTCAGGACTGCTTGCAACAGATGGTGACGGCGTGCGGCGGCTCTTTGTGGTGGGGCGGCGGCTCGTGGAAACTGAAGCCGGGCTACTACACCGCGCCGGTCAAGACGCTGACGCTCGACGACATCGTGAGCGAGATCAATCTGCAAACGCGGATCGCGATGCGGGATAACTTCAACATCGTGCGCGGCACGTTCAACGATGCCGGCCAGCGGTGGATCGCGGCGGAATACCCCGAGTTCTATTCGGCGGCCTTCGTCGCCGAGGACGATGGTGTCGAAAGCCCCATCGACCTCGAGTTGCCACTGACGACATCTTCGGCCACCGCCCAGCGTCTGGCGAAGCAGTTGCTGTTCCGCAACCGCGAGCAACTGACCTTCACCGCCGACTTTGGGATGGAGGCGCTCGAGTTGCAGGTCGGCGACATCATCGCGCTGACCATCGACCGTTATGGCTGGTCGGCAAAGGAGTTCGAGGTCGTCGGCTGGACCTTCGGCGCGAATGGCGAAGCGGGCGACCTGCGTGTCACCATGACGCTGCGGGAGACGAGTTCTGCGGCCTTCTCGTGGTCGGCGGAAGAAAGCGCCATCATCGGGAACAACAGCAACCTTCCAGATCCATTCGGCGGGCTGACGGTCACGGGCCTGACAGCATCCGGCGGCGGCCGCGTGCAAGGCGACGGCACCTTCATCAACAGCGCGATCCTCGATTGGAACGATGTCAGCAACACCTTCGTCGATTATTACGAGGTCGAATGGCGGGCGACGGTCGATAGCAGCTATGCGGCCACGACGACGGACGAGAGCGGCATCGAACTCAGCCCGCTGATCGACGGCATCCAATATCTCTTCCGCGTTCGCGCCGTCACCATCGCCGGGGTTCGGGGGCCGTGGGCAGAGGTCAGCTTCACAGGTGGCGGCGACACGACGGCGCCGGGCCTGCCGACAGGTCTCTCGGCTCTGGGTGCGTTCAAATACATCACCGTCTCATGGACGAACCCGGCCGACGCGGATTTCTCGCATGTCGAGATCTATGAGAACACGACGAACAACTCGGCCAGCGCGACGTTGGCGGGCATTTCGGCGGGCACGAACTTCGTCCGCAGCGGTCTCGGGCTGACGGTCACCCGCTATTACTGGCTCAAGTCGGTGGACTTCAGCGGCAACAAGTCGGCCTTCACGACCGGCGTGAGCGCGACGACGACATGGATCGACGACGGGGACTTCGAGGGCGGCATCCGCACGCTGTTCCAAGATGCCGGGCTGTCGGCGCCTGAGATCGTCTCGAGCCTGCCTTCGACGGGCAACTTCCAAGGGCGGCTCGTGTTCCTGACGACCGACAACAAGCTGTATCGGTGGACCGGCTCGGCGTGGACGGCGGCGGTGCCGACTGTTGATCTCACGGGCACGATCAGCGAAGTGCAAATTGCGAACGCTGCGGTCACAGAGGCAAAGATCGCGACCAGCGCGATCACCGAGACCAAGATTTCTTCGAGCGCGGTGACTTCTCCGAAGATCAGTGCGGGCGCCGTCGTTGCCGGCAAGATTGCGGCAGGCGCTGTTCAAGCTGGCAACATCGCGGCCGGCGCCATCGTCGCGAACGATATCGCGGCTGGAACAATCACCGCCACTAACATCGCAGGTAGCACCATCACCGGCGACAAGATTGTGGCGAACACGATCACGGGCGGCTTGCTGGCGACCAGCGGGATCATCACGCAGGTCGCTCAGATCGGCGATGCACTCATCAGCAATGCCAAGATCCAGAACGCGGCGGTCAACTATCTGAAAGTTGCCAGTAGGGCGATTACTATCCCGGTCCAAGCGACGGGTGGCGTTCTCTTTGGTTCGGGATCGGCTCAATTGGCTTGCTCTGCAACAATCACTCTGCCCGAGGCACAACCGATCATCATATGGTGGTCATTCAACCACAACTACACCAACCAGCCGGAAGTCTGGGGCGTCTATCTAACGCTGAATGGCACGACCATCTTTAACAGAGGCGGAACGGACAACAACACGATGGGCGCCACAGTAGACTTCCCCGGATCATCGCTCGAAGCGAGCGGCGTATCTGGGACCAACACCGTCAACCTCTATTGGAAGGGAAGCCCTGGCCTTGATACGATAAGCACAAGACTAGTCATCTCGGGGTTCGTGCGATGAAACCATTCACCATCTTCGACGCGACTGGAAAGATCCTTCGGACGGGTGTCGCAGATGACATCAGCATTCAGCCGCTTGACGGCGAGTTTGTCATCGAGGGCGAGGCTGATGTAATGAATGATCGCGTCGTCGATGGCGTGATCGTCAGGAAGGATGTCGCCGAGATCGAGGCGCAAGAAATCACGCTGGCTTGGCGCCAATTGCGCTCGAGGAGAATGCACTTGCTCGCCGCCTGCGACTGGACACAAGCCGCCGACGCGCCGGTAGACCGCGCGGCGTGGGCCGCCTATCGGCAGGCGCTGCGTGATCTGCCTGCCAACACCGCCGACCCTCGTGATCCACAATGGCCTAGTCCGCCTGCATGAATGGTGATATGATGCCGGGCGCGCGCATCCTCTAAAGGAGACTCCTTCGATGGCTACCTTCAACAAGGTTAACGACTTCGTGAAGAACGCGGTCCACAACATGGACCTCGAGAGTGACCAGATCGTCATCGCCCTTAGCAACACGGCGCCCGGCTCCGAGTCGAGCAACCCGGCCGCCGACGGCAACGGCGTTCTCGCCAACGTGACGCAGGTCGCCTACACCAACCTGTCGAGCCGCAACGTGACGACGACATCCTCGACGCAGACCGGCGGAACCTACAAGCTGGTGCTGGCTGACATCACGCTGACCTCGACCGGCGGCACGACCGGCCCGTTCCGTTACGTCTACATCTACGACGACACGGTGACGACGCCCGCCGACCCGCTGATC